CTACCCCAGATAAGTTATTTACACAAGATCGTAATCTTGTTTTCTCTCAATTTCCAGGTTATCTTTCGCTTCCACCTAAGATAGTGGGATTAATACCCTGTGTCCAATTTTGCTCGGAACATAACATCGAGTTCCTCGTATGTTATGGCAATAGGCATATGTCCGTTTTCTTTCATCCAATTGTTTATTTTATCTCTGTGGGACTCGAAGAATTCTCTCCCCCAATGATAAGCTTCATGTAATGATTCAGTGCAATTAGTAATCACGGCCTCCATCATAGTCCCATTATTAGGCTTTAGACGGTAGAACTGTATCATACTCTTGATCGATGTTTGTGATAAAGCACTTTGCCATTTTATGTAAGGATGATCGAAACGCCGAAAATTTCGTTTGAGAAAGGTTAAATCATGTAATGATCGTAATTGAATACCATCATCTGATTTATCTGCCGGTGTAACGGGAACGCCATGTCGACGATAATAATGTTCTAACAAGCTGAAAGAGAACCAAGATTCCGCTTCAGGATGCAACGTGAAAATTATATCATCTCCATAGGCTTTCATATTAACCAATCGATTCCAATCTTTAATAGAATAAGATTCAGGTTTCTTTTCCTTAGCAATTAAAAGGTAAACCATACATAGCATAAGATAATTTACACAATTGTTGAGTTCAGTTGTTAGAGGATTACCAGAAGGATTTCCTCTCCTTTTCCGTGTGAGATGTTTGTTGACCAAACAATAAGCAAAAATCATTTCTTCAAAGGCAATTAATCTAGCACGAGCTAAATTATCTCCATCATCATACCAGGCATTTATCATTTCACAAACTGCTCGAGCAAGCTGGTGTGTAACAGCAGTACGGTCAAACTTAAAGAAGTCCATATCTGCTCCACGTTTTCCTGTAGATATTAGATTGTTGTACAAATCATTCCAATCTTGAGAGTTAGCATCTGTTCCCAGACACGAGAAACTCTTAATCTTTGAAGCCTTCATTGCAGTAGTAAAACTACCAAACAACCGTCTAACATTTATGAGAAAAGCCGTAGATGCAACACAAAATGTGCGCGTGTTACCATTCTTGATCTTAGACATCTTCAAAGGTTCTATCTTAACTGTATGAGACCAAGGTATAGAATAAGTTTCCCCATCCATCCATGCTCTCCACATTTCAGAGACTTGATGTTCTAAAGCTGGTGTTTTGATAGTGTGTTCGACTTTAATAAGTTGATTATTATCATCAAAAATTTCCTTCGTATCAAAATGATCTTGTTTTGTTCCGTGTAGCCCATATCCTGCAGATGTTTTCAAGTTCAAGGGTTCAGAAAAGTCTAAACGACCGCCCTCTACCCATACTCCATTTATTGCTTCATCCTTATTCAACAATCTCTTACCAAGAGGATCAGTAAACTTGTCAAATTCTCCCTTGAGTGCATGCTTCGCTATTTCTAACTCGGCATGTGGCCACTCTAAGGATTCATAAGAAAAATCTACAACACCTCTAGTAAGTATATCTGGATCTCCACGAAACTCCTCGTCCATTCTCTCGTCAAACTTGTTTAAAACAGACAGATCTTTTTCCGCTGGGTAAACATCATCAAACAATGGTGAACGATGTAGTTCTCCATGATCCCGAGGTGGTAAGGGACCATCTTTTACATATCCTAAGTGTTCAAAATAGGGTAAACCAGTTTCCTGATTTATCAATGTTGGGGGGCACTCAGCATACTGTAATTCAACAATCGGATCCACAGCATTAATCTGGTCAACAACGGGGGTCATTTGATGAACTATCATCTCTATATCCTGACGTGGAATATTCACAGACATTCCTCGGTGATTTATCTTATCCAAAGCAAAATGTATACCAAATATTCTACACGATGTTGTTTTATCGATAGACATTAGTATAGCACCGCAGTCTCCAAGTGTAGTGTCAAAATTGTATTGATATCCATTACTATAGTGCAATGTGACTCCGTCGTGCGTTATTTTCTGAGGTACATCCCAACGCTGGGTCTCACCAACTACTACATCTTCTGTAGTCTTTTTGGCAGCGCTCCAACGAATTAACTTTCCTTGAAAATTACGACAAGTTGTCAATTGCCTATCTGATGCAAAATGCTTGATGTGATTTCTTCCATGTTCGAATTGGGGAATACGAACAAAACAAATATCTTTATCTTGTAAACACCCATCCATATCATACTTTTGATAAGAGTAGATATTTTTCTTAAGAATGGTAACATACTCTGTAGGTCGCAATGGTCTTTCGACTTGTACGACTACATCGTCTATTTCCTTTCCAAAGAAATGTCGTGGCAACATCCAAATATTGTAACAAACATTAAAACCGTTGACTAAATAGAAAGTTTCATTTTGAGTGACCTTAGCAAATCTAGCCATCGATTTCGAAAAGTTTGCACTAACCGTCTCGATATTACCTATCTTATCTTCCAATTGTATGAACATTTCCTGATTTTGTATTACTACTTTATTAGCTTTACTAGCAAGAGGTTCCATATTATACTTTTGAATCTCAACTCTCTGTTTAGGAGGGCATTTTGGTTCTAAGTTATATTTCTGGATTTCTACTAGTGATTGAGGGTCTGAAAATGGTTTGTTGTCAGTAAAACCTTGCAAGTCAAAAGGAGCTGACTTCTCACTAAAGAAGTTGCTAGCCAGCTTATAAACTGCAAATCCAGACGCTACTAATCCAATAGTTTTTAAAAATCCAATCCAAGGGAATTTTGAAGACATTGATTCAGTTTGTTGTTTCCAAATCTCATCAATACTCTGTATATCTTCCGGAGTCAATTTTTCAGCTTGTGTATATAAAAACTTCCACTCTTTATCTGTTAACTTTTCAATTCCATATTCTTCACAAGAAGAATCAAATYCAGTCTTCAATAGAGCGGTTGGTTCAGTATACTCAGCCGAAACACAGTTCTTAATTCCTTCTACAACACATTGGAAAGTCTCATCATATTCATAAAGGCGAGCAATTCTTCTAAATTTACTTAAAGTAGTATCCAAAAGAGGATCTAACTTTGGCAATTCGTCTGCAATCTTTTGAGGTATATCAAATATACTCAGATCTTCTTCACCATTAAGAACGCATTGTAGAGCTTTCTCCTTCTGTTCTAATCCTTTAATCTGATCTTCAACATGCTTCACATACTTTGGTGCAAGCCAAGCAAACAATTCTAGAAAAGTCGCGTTATCTTCACCAAAACCATTTTCTGGGAACCTCTTAACAAGCTCCCCAGTAATAGGATCGGTTAATATAAGCGCAACCTGAGTAAAATCGCATTTTGATGTTGCAAGTCCATCAGTCTTTGTCAAAGGCCGTTTCATCTCAACTACAATATGTCTCCTTCTGTTAAATGCATCTTCTTTAAGTATAAGATTATTCGCAACTACATTCTTAGAATTAGAAGCCATTATAACAACCTTAGACGAAAATAAACGCCCTTTATCTTCCAAATCAGCCATGTTCAATCTCACTTGATTCGTCGATCCAAAGCCCATAATTTCATTGAATTCAGGATTATCAGTCTGTCGGTTTTGTCCGACATCATCATAACCCAATGCGAATTCTCCATTATACTTCGACATAAACTTATCAGCGGGATTTCTTACATACAACAATCCAGTCTTCCGAACATCAGGTAAAGTGGGATCTATTGAAGAGTGCCACCTATACATATTGTTAACGAACTTATCTCTACACCATGTCTTTCCAGTACCAGGTTCACCCCAGATCCAAACCATAAATGGTTCAGGCCGGAAATGATCCAAAGAGTTCTTAATCTTATCATACTCTTGTCGTAATTTTACAAAACTACTACTCGCTCGAACATACATGCTGTATCCAATGTGTGTTTCCGTGGGGGGTTTGCCAGACGCAAAGACTTTTATGAGATCTTTATGCAAAATACATATTCTCTCCCATTGTCGACGCGAATCAAAATCAAGAGTCAGTTTCACAGCTAGGTCTTCTGGCTGTGTTATCAAACAATATTCGATGTACTCTCTTAAATCACTTGAAGAAACTGTCATTTTAATAAGAGTCTTATATGCGAAAGAACTACCAAAAACATACTCACATGCTATTTGGAGAGTCTCTACTACATATTCGATACACTTACTAACTGCCAGTGTTCCTCTTGCAATAGAAAAGAGGTCTTTAGTCTTCGTAAATAAATGTTTTATTATATCCGAGTGGGAAGTACTAATACCTTTACCTGCGAATCCTAAAGTAACAAATGCACTCATCGCATATATCATTGATGTTAAATTGTTATTTCCGCCTTGAAGTTCAATGGAAGCTGGTTTGAGTTGAGTCGCTTTCATAACTCCAATATATACAAACGTTGATACCAAAGCAGCAGCGCGTGCATATCTTTTATTTTCATAAAAGTTGGAAAACAAATTATACAATGAGTACATTGTTAATCCTACCGAAACTATTTGATTATTTTTAAAAACATATCGAGCCAATGACATTAATAAAGCATGAGACATTATATCAGTTAAAGATCTCTCTTCGCCTGCGCTATGAAAGAAATTAAAATCTGTATAAGCTCCTTTAAAAATATTGGTGATAAATCCGAGGGGGTCCTTTTGGAATTCGTAAAAATCTTGTACAATATGAGCAATATTCTGTGATATAGATGTTATATATCTTATTAGCTCCTGTACCCATGGTCTCTGAGCAAAATCATCTATTCGTGATTTAGCACCATTCGCAGTACGTGCTAGAATACCAATCTCATTCACAGATTCTACTAGGTGCGATAGACTACTAAAAGTACCGCCCTGTAGCTCTAAGCATGAAAACAACTCGCTACAATCTAAATCAACTCCTTCGAGTTCTCTTTCTCTGCGCAGTCGTCTTCGCTGTTGCCTAAACGCTGAACCTGCAAAATAATGATCAATATCTATACACCGAGATTTCATCCACAATTCATCAATATTATACAATTCATACCAAAATCTATATCCGTCCATCTGATTAATCTTAAACTCATGAGTAAACCGAGGTTTAAACACGTGACCAGTTCTACCAACACAATAGTCCAACCCATAAAACATATGTGTCTTACGAGATAAACTCCAAGCATCGTAATCAGATATATGAATATAAATATCAAACTTGTATCCTCCAATCCAGATAAAATTAGATTCACCTTTATGGCGGTACCAACGATCTGGATCAACTAGATGTCTCTTCCAATACTTTCTTACAAACAAAGATGGTAGTATGTTTTGAGCTCTAATACATTCATCGATAAACCGTGATTTCTTATGACCTTGTGTAACTTTTAACCGGTTTGTACCAGTATATCCAACACAATCCAATTCATTCCGTATAACGTACATGTCGTCTGAGATCTTAAAACACCAATTTTTATAAGGAAGATGTTCTACATATCCTATTTGGTGGTTTTCAAACTTATTAAATTGGAAGTCATAATCCTTACATTTTTCCAAGTCATAGAGAACACTAACAAAATCCATAATATCTCCTACTTCCAGATTCACGTCTCTAGGCATACCCAAAACTGTCATCATACTACCTTTCAAGAAAGAGTAGTAATCACGCATATGTTTATGGTGTACACGTACATTCATATAATCATGGTTGTAGCAAATATTATTCAAAAATCGAGGTCCGAAATGTGGGGTCAATCGTGAGTGTAACATGGGGTAGAATTTTCCGAAGTCCGAGATGTTTTTCTGTTTTTGGGTTAAAGCCGATCCGAGGGGGGTTTTTGCAAATGACATCTTATGCGGTGTAGGATCCATATACTGAATCTAGATTATAATAAAATATAAGGGGCGCGACCACTACTCTAATTAAAATAATCGTAATAAACTCAGCAACTTCACCTGTAATAATAAAACGCTTGTGCCGTCGTCGAAACTTGTCGAGTCTTATGGCAATAAATAAAGGAAAGGGGAGTCTTTAAGATATCTAAAGTGTATTGATTGCTAACGGGTTACTACCCCAGATAAG